GATAGGTCATTGAGTTTTCAAGTAGTTTTTACTGGATGCGAAATAGACTTAGATGATGGATTAGAAAACGTACATGGTGGTGCTATGTGGGCAAGAATGCCTATACAAGCATTAGTTTTTGATATGGCTATGGAAAAATTTCCTGACCGTATGGAAGATCATTTAGTGCAACCTTGGGATTGTGAATCAAGAAATCACTCAGTTATTGTTATGGACAGAGTTAGCTCTAGTCCTTGGGTAGCAAAAATTAATAATGAATTTTATCAAAGTCGTTATTTATTTACTGTTGATTATACAGATAACGATATTGCAGATAGTCCTGACCAACATAAACAGTCTCATGTTTTATATATTACAGAGGATTGTGAATGGCAAGGAAACATAGTAGCTTTACCAAATAATAGAGTAAGGGCTACGAGTCCGGCTTTATGGAGGACAGGGGAAGGTGCACCAGATTTTACACCATCCCAATATCTTCATTCGGCAGAAGGTCATCAGAGTTATACAGACCCTGCAATAACTTTTAATAATTTATATAGCGAAGGTTTTGATGAAGAAGAAGAGTAAAGACCCAAAAAAGGGAACAGGAAAAAAACCTAAAGGTAGCGGTAGAAGACTATATACCGATGAAAATCCTAAAGATACAGTATCAATAAAGTTTGCTACACCCGCAGATGCTAGGGCTACTGTAGCTAAAGTAAAAAAAATTAAAAAACCTTTTGCAAGAAAGATACAAATTCTTACTGTGCTTGAACAAAGAGCCAAAGTAGCAGGTAAACCAACACAAGCACAAATAGCTAAAAAAGGTAAAGAAGCAATAAGGAAAGCACATGGCACTAAAAAAAACACAAAAAAGTCTTAAAAGGTGGACTAAACAAAAGTGGAGAACTCCTAGTGGAAAAAAGTCTTCCGAGACAGGAGAGGTATATGCACCAGCTTCAACAATAAAAAAACTTAAGTCAACTCCAAAAGGCAGAAAAAAACTAGCAGCAGCTAATAAGAAAAAAAGAGCAGCTACTAAAAAAGGTAAACAACACGCCAAACATGGATTACATAAAGGAAAGAAAAGATAATGGCTAAAAAGAAAGACCCAAGATTGGCTAGAGCAGGAGTTAGTGGTTTTAACAAACCTAAACGTACTCCTAATCATCCTAAAAAATCTCATATTGTTGTTGCTAAAGAAGGTGACAAAATAAAAACTATTCGTTTTGGGCAACAAGGNAAAAAAGTTGGAACAGTTAGTGGTACTGCTGGTAAACCAAAAAAAGGTGAATCTGCACGTATGAAAGCAAAACGTAAATCTTTTAAAGCAAGACATGGCAAAAATATTAAAAAAGGCAAGATGTCAGCAGCTTATTGGGCGGATAAAGTAAAATGGTAATTAGTAGGGCAAATATTAAAAATCAAATAACTAAACCGCCTTCTAAAAAGAAAAAAAGAAAGGTTAAGAAAAAAAGGTGAAACAATGTATGAGTATAGTTGTGAAGTTAAGAGAGTTGTTGACGGCGATACTGTGGATGTTGTTTTGGACCTTGGCTTTGATATTTTGTATAAGTGCCGTGTTCGTTTATATGGTATTGATACTCCCGAGTCACGTACTCGTAACAAAGATGAGAAAGCTAGAGGAAAACTGGCTTCGGCTTTCTTAAAAAATGCTATTGATAATGGTACTAAAGTAGTAATACAAACAAAACTTAAAGACTCTAAAGGAAAATTTGGCAGAGTTCTTGGAGATGTAGTAGTTGATGGTGTAAACATTAATAAAGCTATGATTGATAATTATCATGCTGCTGCTTATTTTGGTCAAAGCAAAGAAGCAATAGAAGCTGTTCACAATGCAAACAGAACTAGACTTATAGAATTAGGTAAATTTGAACCTATTGTGTAATGGAAGAAGCAATTAAGTTTATAAATGAAGTCGGTTTCCCAATAGCTGCTGCATTAGGATTAGGTTTTTTTATATGGAAACTTATTAATAGAATTATTGATGGCATGGAAACTAAATTAGACGTGTTAGACGACAAAGTTGCAGATCAAATAGAACAAATGGAATCAAGATTAGGTACTAAGTTAGATTCTCAACATGGAATATTAGTAGCATTAATAGATAGGGTACGCAGTTTAGATAATGAAATTATTCGTCAAGATACACTAATTAAAACTATTCTAGGTGTGCCACAGTTAATAGATAGCAACAAGATTGCAAAGGCAGATAGAGATGATCAAAGAAAAGATTAGTATTTTACTTTTACTTTCATTGCCTATGTATTCAGATGAAATGGTGCATAAATTTAAAAATCCTAGTTTTTCAGGCGTTGGTACATCAAGTCACTATTTAACTATAGAAAATCAAGAGTTTTCAAGAAAGGAAGCTATACGAGAAGAAATAAAAGCTTATGTAGAGGATTTAGAAAGAGAAGCTGAAAATACTACACTTGCTAGATTTATACGTAATTTAGAAAGCAGAATATACGCACAATTAAGTAGACAATTAGTAGATAGTTTATTTGGAGAAACAGCTTCTGATTTTGGTGTTCTTGAATTAGAAGGCAACACTATAGAATATAGAGTAGAGGACGATAAAGTAACATTAATTATTACAGATGAAGAAGGCAACACAACAGAAATTACTGTACCTCTTGGTTCTTTTACTTTCTAGTTGTTCTTTAATTATACCTCCACTAGATAATGCTATACCGCCTATAAGAGAAATAGAATTAGCAAAAGTAGGATCATTACTTACAAATCTTGCAGAAGTTGATAAGCCAATAAAAAAACCTGTAGTAGCCATATATCCTTCTGCATTTAAAGATAATACAGGACAACGTAGAAGTAATAGTCAATATGCTAGTTTTAGTACCGCTATTACACAGTCGCCAGATGCTTATTTAATTAGAGCATTAAAACATTCTGGTGTTTTTGATGTAGTAGAACGCACAGGATTAGATAATTTAACTAAAGAAAGACAAATAATACGCACTACCAGAGAAAGTTTTGACGAAAAACAAAAGGTAAAACCTTTGTTATTTGCTGGAATATTAATGGAAGGTGGAGTTGTAGGATATGAAACTAATGTTAAATCAGGTGGAGCAGGAGCAAGATATCTCGGAATAGGTGGCTCTAAAGAATATCGTCAAGATACCGTTACCATATCTTTACGAACTGTATCTGTAAGCACAGGTAAAATACTATTAGAAGTATTAGTTACTAAATCAATATTAAGTGCATCCATATCTTCTGATGTATTTAGATTTTATGCTAATAATACTGAGTTAGTTGAAATAGAAAGTGGTATCGTAGAAAATGAATCAATCAATATAGCTTTACAAATGGCAGTAGAGAAAGCTGTTTTACAAACAATAGAGGAGGGCTATGAAGAAGGCTATTGGAAACCAAAAAATAAAAATACTGGCATTGATAAGCTTAGTTGTGATGATGAATGTATCGCCAATATACGGGGCTGATAATGAAGTATATATTGATCAGTCTGGTGCAACATCTAATTTAGATATAGAACAAGTTGGAGGTGGGGGTAATATTATAGGAGGTTCTGATGCTACAGCTGGTGCTTCTAATATGACACCATTAGATTTAGATGGTGCAAGTATGACTTTAGATGTATTGCAGAAAGGTGCATCAAATAAATTTCTTGGTGATATATGGGCAGATACTTACACAGGTTATTTTTCATTTATAGGTGACAGCAATACCTTTAATATGTCTACAGACGAAACTAATGCCACAGGTGCAGATGGTTCTAACGTAAACGTACAGGTTACAGGCAACACAAACACTATGACTCTCAATCACGCTATGACTGCATTAGCAGCAAATTTAGACTTAGACTGGATTGTACAGGGTGGAGGTAATAGTATTACAGCATCTATAGATGTAGACGGTGCTACTAACTACATGGATATTGATGGTAATGACAATACAGTTACTTATGATGGTGATGGTTATGCGGGTGGTTATTTCTACCTAGATCATACAGGTGGATCAAGAACATTTAATATAGATCAGGAGTCTACTTCAGACAATGATTGGCTTAAGATTACATCTGTTGGCTCTAACGGGACTGTTTGCGTTACTCAGTCAGACGCAGGAAATTCATTCGTCTGTTGATATAGGTTCTATATCTGAACTCAGAGGCAATGCACAAGTTTTAAGAGATAAACCTTATGGTGCTGAATTAGACTTTGGCATATTAAGTTATGATAAAGTAGAGACTGCAAATGGTCGTATGGGTATTACCTTTATTGATGATACTCAAATAAGATTGACAGAAAACTCACAAGTATTAATTGATGAGTTTATATTTGATCCTAACCCAGACAAATCTAAGATGGCTCTTACTTTTGCTAAAGGTACAGCAAGATTTGTTACCGGCAAACTTAATAGAGTTCCTAAGAAAAACATAAAGATACGCACGAATAGTGCTGTTGTTGGAATAAGAGGCACGGACTTTACTATTACTGTTGATGAATTAGGTAGGTCTTTAGTTATCTTGTTACCAAATCCAGACGGAACCTCAAGCGGTGAAATAACAGTAGAAACAGCTATGGGTATGGTGGTTCTTAATCAACCTTATGAATCTACCGTAGCTAGTGTCTATGAAAAAGCACCTACTAAACCTGTAATTTTAGATGTAACTTTAGAGTTTATAGATAATTTACTTATAGTTAGTCCACCAGAAACTAAAGAAGAATTACAAGAAGAAGGTCAACAGCAAACTACAGCAGACTATCTTGACTTTAATGAACTAGAAATTGATTACTTGTCAGAAAATTTTTTAGACAATGAAGCTGATTTAGAATTTACTGAGTTAGACGTAGATTATTTAGATGTAAATTTTTTAGAAGATTTATTAAGTGTATTAGATGCTTTAGCTATATCTCAAGAAGAAGATGCTTTAAAGAAAGGTGGTGTAGGTATTCGGATTACTGGAACAGAAATAGGTCAGGATAAAGATACACAAATTACAACAATAGTTTCAGGACAAAATATAAGTTTTACTCGTACAGTAAATCAAAGTGTTAAATTAAATGTTAATGGTTCCGGTGCTTATACAATAATTTTATTGCAAGATGGCGTAAGTAATACTGTAAAAGTAAATGGCGGTTCGTCTACTGTTATAAACATTAAACAAGGCACTCAGTAAAAATATTTATACATAAAAGGAAAAGTTATGAAAGATTTATTAAAAAGTGTTGTAGGTGCTGTAGCACCAACATTAGGAACTGCTTTAGGCGGTCCTATGGGTGGTATGGCTGCCAACATGATTTCAGAAGTTTTAGGTTGTAAGAATGAACCTAAAGCTATAGAAAAAGCTATACAGTCTGCAACACCAGAACAAATGCTTGAATTAAAGAAAGCTGAACAAGCATTTGAATTACAAATGAAAGAGTTAGAAGTAGATGTATTCAAATTAGAAACTGCTGATAAACAAGATGCTAGAGGTAAGTTTGGAAAGGATTGGACTGCTAGATTAATGGGTATAGCTACGGTAGGTGGATTTTTAGCATATATATTTTTAGTGACCATCCAGCCCCCCGAACAGAACTCAGAGGCTCTAATTAATTTGGTTCTCGGATATCTAGGTGGTTTAGCGAGTGCTGTTATAAGTTTTTATTTTGGTGCCTCACAAAAACAAGATTAGCCGACCCCTATTAATTTAGAACAAGTCTGCTCCTGTTCTTTTTTGATAGGGGAAGGTTTTAAAATTATGGGATTTTAATTACAAACAATTAANCGAGGAANAAAATTGAAGATTTTTTTAACTAAATTTACGCATAATGGTAAAGATTATTCTGGACCAAACATACACGCNNAGTCNATGTTTGANGCAGAAGTAATAGCTGAAGATCAAGGTTTAGAGGTTGAGGGAGAACTAACAGACTTGATTGATTTAGATTTAGATTCNGAACTAAGTGTGTTGCACTAAAATTATGGATAGAGATAAATTAGTAAAAGAAATAATACAAGATGAAGGGTTTATCTATGAGATATACCACGATCATTTAGGTTATCCTACATTCGGAGTGGGTCATTTAGTTATCCCAAAAGATAAAGAATATGGTCAGCCTGTAGGAACTCCTGTTTCTGAAGAAAGAATTTTAGAGTGTTTAAATTCAGACATAGATGTAGTGTGTTTAGAGTTAGATAAAAATATATCTTGGTGGCGANATTTAGATGATAATAAACAAAGAGTTATGGCAAATATGGCATTTAATTTAGGCTTACCAAGACTTAGTAAATTTAAAAATTTTTTAAAGGCTATGCAAAATGCAGATTTTAAAACTGCTGCTATTGAGATGATGGATAGCAAATGGGCTACACAAGTAGGCAATAGGGCTAAACGATTAAGAGATAGAGTTTTAGAAGAATAATGTTAAAAAAATATGATTTTAGACCCGGCATAGTTAGAGAAGGAACTTCTTATTCAGAAGAAGGTGGATTTTTTAATGCTGACAAAGTTAGATTTAGAAGCGGAAGACCTGAAAAAATAGGTGGTTGGGAAAAAAATACATTAAATAATTTTGAAGGAACTTGTCGAAGTTTACATTCTTATAGAGATCAAGGACAAACTGATTANATAGGAGTAGGTACACATTTAAAATACTATGTAAAACAAGGAGATGATTTTAATAACATAACACCTATTAGAAAAACTTCTACTAACTCTATTACTTTTGCAGCAACAAACGGTTCATCAACAGTAGTAGTAACAGATTCTACTCATGGAGCAGTAGTGGGAGATACAGTAACGTTTGCACAAGCTGTATCTTTGGGAGGAAATATAACTGCTGATGTACTAAATCAAGAATATACAATTAATGCTGTTCTAACAGCTAATACATACAANATAGTTGCTAAAGATACTTCGGGTTCTACTGTTACAGCTAATGCAAGCGATACAGGAAATGGCGGTTCAGGAGTAGATGGAAGTTACGAAATTAATATAGGTTTAGATAATTATGTAAAAGGAACGGGATGGGGTGCAGGAACTTGGGGTGCAGGAACTTGGGGATCAGTTAGTTCTATATCGGCTTCTAGTCAGTTAAGATTATGGTCACAAGATAATTTTGGTGACGATTTAATATCTTGCATTAGAGGCGGCGGCATATTTTATTGGGACGAAAGTTCAGGAGCAACACAAAGAGCAGTAGCTTTTTCTGATTTAGCTGGTGCAAGTAATCCTCCAACTGCTGCTTTACAAATAATGGTATCTGATATTGATCGGCATATAATTTGTTTTGGTGCTAATGCTATAGGTTCATCAACTATAGACCCTTTATTTGTTAGATGGTCAGATCAAGAAAGTTCAATAGATTGGACACCAACTTCTACTAATACGGCAGGTGGAACTAGACTATCTAGTGGTTCTACTATTATAGGAGCATTACGAACTAGACAAGAAATACTTATTTGGACAGATAATGGTTTGCATTCTATGCAATATTCAGGTGCACCATTTATATTTAGCTTTTCTGAAATTATGCAAGGTCCTTCTATGATCTCTCCTAATGCAGCCATAAACGCTGATAATAAAGTGTTTTTTATGGATAGAGGTAGTTTTTATGTCTATGCAGGTACTGTGCGAACCTTGCCTTGTGCAGTACAAGATTACATATTTGCAGATATAAATTTAGGACAAAGCTTCAAAATATATGGACTTTCAAATGTAGATCACAATGAAATTATGTGGTTTTATCCTTCAGCAGATTCTATGGAATTAAATAGATATGTTATTTATAACTATTTAGAAAATACATGGAGTATAGGTACTACTGATGGTGATTTTATTAGAACTGCATGGATAGAAGCCAACTCTTTAGATTTTCCTGTAGCAGCAGGTAAAACGGATGGTAGC